CTAAAATTCGGATCACTCCGAATATTCCGCCGTCGTATCCTCGGCGTCTTCAAATTCTCGGGCAATGTCATCAATTCTATCCTCAATCTTATCAGTAAATCTATCTACAATATCATTTATATAAACAAAATCCCTTTTCTGCCTTCCACTTCCAAAAGTTACGAAAGTTTTATTATTCTTTAAAGCATTAATAAATGTTGCTACTGCACTTGTGTAGACACCGCTTAGAGGCATCCTGTCTCCATAACAGTTAAAAGGTCTTATGATGTTGTACTCCAAGCCGTAAAGTTTATAAAATAGCTCACAATATTGCTCTCCTACCCATTTAGACAATGCGTAAGTATTCATTGGATTAGGAGTCATATCCTCATCAGTTGGATAAAATGGCTGATCCCCATATAAATCAGAACTACTAACAAATACAAACCTTTTTATATTGTTGTTCTTGCTATGTTCTAATAATTTTATTGTCCCATTCACATTATCAATAGTCGTTTCAAAAGGATATTTTATAGACCACTGAGGCCGGGTTAAAGCCGCCAAGTGAATTACATAATCAACATCTTTGAATAAATCCACAATATTACCCATAATATTTTCATGATAGATTTTTAACTGTTTAGGAATTACTTTTGGAAGGTTATGATATTTTATATTCCTATCTATAATTACAATTTCATTCCCTTTCTTTAAGAGTCTATCAACTAGATGTGACCCTATAAATCCTGATCCGCCAGTCAGTAAATATTTCATAGTAACCTCGCTACCTCATGCGCAAATGCTAAATGCTTATCTTCAAGTTTTCCGTAATCCCTATCTTCTCCGAAAGTTTCAAAAGAGTATAAATTCATCTTCATTTTGATAAAAGCTGTTTTTCTGGCATTTTCAATGTTAGGTGATGTTCCGCTACAAGATATAGTAATCAAAAGGTCATCGAAATTAGCGAGTACCTCCAGTTGTTTACTAAAAATCTGGTCATATCCATAATCATTTGCAATCATTGTAATAACTGATGTATTAGCACTTAAAGCGATTGCCTTGATCCCTTTCTTAACTAAATCTGTCGCAAAATGCTCGGCAGTTGAAGCACTACCCCCATTACCTGCGATCCATACAAACCTAGCCTGTCTGATCTGCTCAGCTAATTCTTGCTCTTTACTCATAATTGGTTCTCCTTCACTCATTGATATTAAATATTACCTGACTACCGAATCTTGAAAAGTTAAATCTAAGCTCTCTATATCCTAATCCTCTTACTTCTTTTTGATCTTGAGGCATTACAACTAAAAGTAAAAACCCTCCGCCTCCTGCTCCGACGATCTTTCCTCCTAATGCACCAGCGCTTAAAGCTTTCATATACATTTTATTGATTTTTGGATTAGTTACATATTTATTAAGTATTCTCTTAAATACCCAATATCTATCTAATAAGTCCCCAAGAATAACCGGATCGGTTATATGATCTAACTTTTGATAAACTTCTTTTTTAATTTTATCTAAAATCTTCTTTTTTAGCCTCATTTTTGAGAGTATTTTCTCAGATTTTCTTGTTATACCAGTATAGAAAAGCATCATAGAATCTGAAAGTTCTTCCGGATCAAGAGATTTAACTTTAATTTTCTTACCAAATTCGATTAAATTAAACCCTCCAAACGCTACCGCATACTGATCCTGATAACCAATAGGTTTTTTAAGAATGTCTACTTCTATTCTACAGGCTTCTTCAGCTAATTGTCTTTTTGTAACACTCTCTCCTTTATAAGTGTGCAGAGCATTTAGCACTCCTATTACTACAGCGCTGGATGAACCAAGACCACTTCCCTCGCTTGGAATGTCGCTAAGGAAAGTGATCTCGATTCCTCTCTCAATTCCGACAAGCTTCATAGCTTCGCGGACTAAGTCGTGTTTAATGTCTGATACTTTCTTAACCTTTTCTTTTCTTGAGTAATTAATCCAGATGTCATCATCAAATCGGGATTTTATAATGCAGTAAACGTATTTATCTATTGTTACACTTAAAACTGCACCTCCATATTTTCGAAAATAGGCTGGAAAATCAGTGTTTCCCCCTAATAAAGAAATTCTGACGGGAGTCCTAGTTATTACCATTTATCCTCCTTCTTATGTCTGTAGTATGAATTGGTAAAGACGCTAAATATTTTATTGGGATAGCGTTTGGTTCAGTTATTCGTTTATCCTCATATTCATAATCCGAGCCTAAAAATCTTACATCTATTTTGAAATATTTGAATATAACCGATAAATCAGCTTCTTTCTCGTAAATAACAGTAAAATCAACATACCTACAAGCATTGAGCTTTATCTGCCGTTCTAAAATAGACTCAATAGGCTTATTTTTCCCTTCTCTTTCAATAGAAGGATCGACCTGAAGCCCCACTATTAAATAATCACAATGTTTTTTACATTGTTTTAATAAATGTATATGTCCGGCGTGGAGAAGGTCAAAGCTTCCCACGACTATTCCTACTCTCATATTTTTTTTAAAGTTGCAATTATTTCGTTATGTCTATTCTCGCCACCCTTGTCTATAAATTTAATCTCAAAACCAAATTCTTTTAAATCAAATGTATCTCTATTATTCGTAAATGTACCATCTTCCTCAGCGTTCCATTTATGTCCATAGCCTGTTGAAAGTTGATCAAGTGCGCAATTAATATAAACCCAACCATCAACCTTACACACGCGAATCATTTCCCTAACTGCTTCCTCTGCATTTTTAGTATGATCTAATGCGTTAAAACAATGCACAATATCAAAAAAATTGTCCTGGTATGTCAATTTTTCCATATCCTGATATTCAACCGAAATCACTGAGGTTAATTGGCGTTTTTCCCAGAAGCCACTAAAATCTTGCTTATCGGAATGATAAATCTCGACTTTTACTTCAGGCAAGTATGATCCGATAACAGAGAATGGCCCGGAACCTATGTCGGCTATCTTAACTTCTTTCTTATCACCAATAAAAGGTATAAGGTAATCTACTAGTGGTAAAGGTTTATTGTACTTTATGTAAGCCTTCATAATTGTTTATATAACTCTGCTATTTTACTGATATGGTAACGTTCTGCTTTCTCTAAACATACTTTTGCCATATCTGAATACAAAGAGGTGGAAGTTCTAAGAGCATCAAGTTTCTCCAACCATTCCTCGGCAGTATTAACCGGAATATAACAATCTTCCATCTCTTTGAAAGCAGGTTCATCAAGTGCTATAGTAGGTATTCCAAAAGCCGAGGCATTGACTATCTTAAAGGGATTATAGAGTCCAGGAAGATCACGATTATACGACCTCCAAACTAGCATTACATCCATTTGCTTATAAAAACTTACCACCGAGGTTCTTGGATAAAAGGTAGAGTATTCATTTAACGATAATCCTCTGTCCTCAATTCCTTTTCTTATCTCATCAGGTATCCATTTGAAAGCATCTGGCGATCCGATAACTCCTATTTTCTTAACTCTATCTCTGACTCTACCAACTCTCTCGAAATTAACATGATGGTGGGGAATTAGCACTATTTTATTCTTAACATACTTTGACATAGTTTCCACATCTAACTCCGAAAATACGATCACTGGCACTTCAGGATATTTATTTAAAATAAACCTTAAATTAAAACCATCTAGTATATCTAGATATGGTTTCCCCTCAAACTTAAATTCCCATTCGGGCTTTATGTTAGGTTTGACATAAATACACACGTCATTCTCATATCCGCTTGTAGGATTAAGCCTTGCATTTTGCATATAAGAGGCTATCTGTTCACCACGAATTATAGTAGACACTCTTTGTAAGTGTCTTAATACATATGGTGGTTGAGCAAATATTGAGATCATATAATAAAAAACCAACTGGAAGGACTAAGCAAAAAGAGTATTTTATTATTTTCTTTTACATAAAGGTCAACAGCATTTTTTACATCATCCCTAGTCCTTTTTCTATGGCTACGCCAGATATAGTCATGTCCACTTACTATCCCACCCGTTTTGACAATCTTAGACCATTTTTCAATATCTTCTAACACATACTTATATGTATGATTTGCGTCAATATACACGAAGTCTAAGCTCTCAGGCGCAAATTCTTTAATAGCGCCCATACTGGACTTTTTAATAATCTCACAATTATAAGGAGCTAAGCGTTTTTTAGTAGAATTATAATTAACATTCATAATATGTTGATCTTGTATATCTTCATAATCTTTATAAACTTTCCAAGGATCGATACAGAATAACTTAACGCCAGGATTAGTTTTGCTTAATTCTTCCGCATACAATCCCCTATCCACTCCTAATTCAGCGCCAATCTTATATTCAAATTCCTTAAATAATCTCGTCAATTCATCTCGTTTATGAGGTAACTGAATAGGAGATTCCGCGTTAGAGTCAATATTGTATTTTTCAAAAATATAATTTAGTGTATTCATTTCTTCACCAAAAACCATGACCTGTAATGATCTCTTTTCATTCCCTTAGTTGTAGGACTAACTAGAAAGACCGGCAAAAGGTGATATGCAGTTGTATAGGCATTGACTACCTTCTGAACATGATTAAACTTCCTTGAAGGGTATCTAACGTAGTCGTGTCCTGACAGAATACCACCAGGACGTACTTTCTTTAACCAGTAGTGCATATCTTGAGTTACATTTAAGAAATCGTGGTTGCCGTCTATATAAACAAAATCAAGTGAGTTATCTTCAAAAGTTTTGATTGCTTCCATTGAAGTCATTTGACAGATATTAACCTGATATTGATTAAGTCTTTTTACTGTTTCTTCAAATCGTTTATCAAAATATTCTTGATCCTCATGGGATTCGGGCTGTTGTTCCAACTCGTATGATTCTGCTTTCCAAGGGTCGATACAATATAAAGTTAAATCAGGAATAGTTTTTAATAAAACTTCTGCATACTCTCCCTGATCCGTACCTATCTCAGCACCTTTAGTAAACCCTAGTTCTGCAAATAACTTTGCCAATCCAACACCACCTATCAGTTCAGGAATCTCAATATAGTACTGATTTGCAACAGTTATCTTGTACTTGTCAATAATGTGTTGATAGGTATCTACCACAAATCCTCCAATTCAACAAAATTTGAAAGCACTGTTGCGTGCCTATCGTCTTTATCCCAAATTCTCTTATACTTAAATAAAGGATAAATCTCGGAGTAATGATAGACTTTTTCGTATTTCTCATTTGAGTCGTGGATGATTATATATTTAGCTAAGTTTGCTAATCTTTTAGCTGTTTCCTTGCGTGAATAATCAGGCGTTTGATCTATTAAGACCACATCCCATTGTTTCTCTATTGGATAGGTTTCATAACTTTCAATTACATCAATTTTGTGATATTCGTTTTCATACAAAAAGTGTATAAACTCAGATCCCTTAAAATGCCTAGCCCAACCCTTATCATTTTCAAGAGACAATAGGTTTCGCTTTTGTCCAGTACAGGCATAATGAAGGTAAGGGGTTGAGAATAAACCCATACCAAGCTCTAAGACATCACCATTTGTTTTATTCATACAAGCAATTAAAGCTCCTAAATGAGTAGCGTAATTTCCGCTATATGGTTTAGCCATTTTTCTCCTTTACTCCAAGTATTGATTTACCACACTTCATACAATAAGGATTTTTAACATCTAAAACAGGTATCCAAGAAAAAGGTTTAGAATCTATATAACACAAGCAACTATCTGAACTTATTTTTTTAGCATATGTAGGAGTTGTTTTATGACAATCTATACAAAGAGTACGACCATTATCAATAGCAAAACGAAGTTCTGGAAAAAGTGAGAAAGGTTTAATATGATCCGCATTTAATTCTCCACCTCTAGTACCGCACCAAATACAAGTATAATTGTCCCTTTCAAATATAGCTGTCCTCCAAAGTCTATACTCTAACGAATGTCTTAAAATTTCATTTTCAGTAGATACTCCACCTTTCCAACCTGGAGCATTTTCACCACTCTTTTCAGGCCATTTTTTACCTTTATTCCAAGGAACTTTACCTTTTAATGAAAGACTGCTTTTCTTTCTTGTTTCTGCTGATCGTTTTTTACCAAACATAGGATTTCCTTCTCTTTTTCTATCTTTACTTAGCCATACTTTATAACTTTCACTTCTTTTATATATTCCTTTAGGCATTTTGTTCCCTCCATCTTTTAAGTAATTCAACTGAATTGTTTGGCCAAGTTGGCATATTAGGAAATTTCTCGGATATAAACCAATCAAATTTATGGAGAAGATTTGGCTCTTTATCACTTAGCCAATAGCTAGCTACGGAATTGTATGTTTGCTCTGTATGATGTCTATTTTCAGGGTATCCGCGTTGATTGCTTGACTGATGAAGATGTGCGTACCAAGTTTTCTTATTGACCATGACTTTTCCGCCCATTAACCAATTCCTTAGACCTATCCATACAGGCTCTTGTCCATGACCATAAGGATCTTGTAGAGGAAAACCGCCTAACTCAAAGAATCTATCTTTAGTCATAAACCATCCTGAACCATGTATTTGAGGAGTTTCATCAATTAATACATCGAGCTTCTCGGCTGTTTTCTCTCCCCAATGCCCACCTGCCTTAAACCTAAGTCCTCTTTTATCTGTAAATGGGCAAGAAAGAAAGAAGTAATCATAAAACTCCTCTTTTCCATCTCGCATTTGAATACTCCAATCGTCTTTAATTATTTTAAATCTAGGCATTACTATCCAATCATCCTGCATATCGGCTTTTAAGATTTCGTCAAATCCTTCTCCTACTGAGGTATGCGCATCTAACTTAAAAAGATATTTTCCAGATGCGCTTAATGCTAGAGTATTTATATTGCCTTTAATACCTATATTTTCGGGAAAATTAATTGCCTTAATTCTTCCTTTCCCAAGTATAGAATCAATACTAAGATTGTTAATATGATAAGGAGATCCATTAGTACCTACAATAATTTCAATATCTCCTCGTGCTTTCTTAGCAATATCAAATAGTGTATGAACAATATTCTTTTCATTTCTTGCCGGAATAATAATGCTTACTTTGTCCATCCCATGCTCCTTATCTGTTCTTTCCAATCCGTAGACCATCCTGGCATCCCTGGAAACTTTTCATCTATAAACCACTCAAATTTATGGATCATATTCGGCTCTCGATTATTTAGCCAATGTTCTGCACTCCAATTAGAGGCTTCGATAGTTCCGCCGGGGAATTTATAAAATCTGCCGTATCTGTTTCCTTTGTGAAGGTGTGCGTACCATGTTTTCTTATTTACCATTACTTTCCCACCGCTTAACCAAGTTTTAAAACCAATCTCCTGACTTTCCTGAGCAAATTGGCCATAGCCTGTCTCATCCATTAAATTTAGTTTATTAAAGTAGTCCTTAGTCATAAAATAACAACTCCCTTGCATTGAAGGTGTTTCGTCTATTTCAGCCGTACTATTTCTTTTCCAAGGTACTCCGTGCATTCCGTCATCGTGAGCTTTACCCTTAAGGGGGAAATCTATATACATATAATCCACTGGATATTTACTATCGGTTCTCTCTTCGATCTTCCAGTTCTCAGCGTCTAGGGCATATCTTCGGGGAATTTGCACCCAATCTTCCTGATGATTATCTATGAGTATTCTGCCGAAGTTCTCTCCAAAGAGGTTATGATCGTCTGATTTAAGAATATACTTACCTTTAGCAAGCTTTACGCAGTTATTTACTCCTCCTCTAAGACCTATTGGAGAGGAAGGATGGATATAATGGACTCTCTCATCATTGACTTCCCAATTAACCCAATTTTCGTCTATATTTACTATTACCTCAACTTCGCACCCTGCATTATCCAATACTCCTTGAACTGTTTTTGCTAAGAAAGGAGAATTACGATTAGGAATGACAACTGTTAACTCTGGAATTTTCATGCCCAATACAACTCCTCTCCATGTTTTCTAGCTTTTATTGCATCTCCAATATCCTTAAAGAGTCCAAGATGAATCTTTAAATAATTTACGTTAATAGAAACTTGCCATTTATTACGTTTTCTCCACCAATAAATACCTTTATATCCTGAAGTGTTTGTGTTTCTCAATCCTGTATTGCGTAAATTTTCGGTATAAGTAACTGTTCTTAGATTTTCTCGCCTATTATCAAGTTTGTTCCTGTTTATATGATCTGTAACAAACCCATCTACAGTTTCATTAATTACTTGGTGCATATAAACTTTACCTTTAGGATAAACAGTTTTCGCAGCATAACCTGTTGAATCAAATTTCCACTTCCATTGGTTTAGCCACTCGAAATTTTCATTATCAACTAAGGCATACTTACCTTGTGTTAACTTGATTTTTTTCATTTTAATTATTTGCCTTCGTCATCAATACCCAATCTTGTGCGTCCACCATATCTCCCTCTGAAACTAACCATGTATGAAATGCACCTTTTGTATAGATAGTCAGCCATTCTCCTTTTAAGAAACAATAGTCCTCATTTGACCATGATAATCTGGTTACTTTATTACCTTTTATTACTTCCTTCATAGCATTGGGGAAAGACATTGTTATAGCTTTACCTTGTTTTCGTGGGATAGGAGTCATTAGATCTCCTTCAATTGGTTGTATATCCATTATTCATCCTCCTTTCGTTTAGATTCTGAAGCACTAACATTCTGATGTTTTTCTTTATAGTCGTTGATAGCTTGTCTTATGTGTTCTGAGGAAGTACCGGGGAGACTTTCTAAGTAGTCTATTTGTTCTTTATCTAAAAAGAAGGTCTTTCTTATCATTCATACATTGTATGAATAGATTTTAGTTCTTGTCAAGGGGTTTCTGCGTACACAACGGTTATATCAGGAGCTGTACCTACAGCAGTAACAATATAAATTCCGTTATAGCAAATGAAACCATACTCAAAACTGCCCGGATCAACTGTGGTATCTATCTTACCTTTTCTAAGTTCGGCATTTTCTCCAAGAGTTGCATTACTATCATAAATCGTAGCGGTATTAGAAGATGCACCCTTTGTATTGATAACTATTCTAATAAGCACGAGCTTTCCTGGAAGAATAGTTGTCCCGTTTGTTGTTATGTTGTATGTTTTGTTGGCCGAAGCCTCGTTTGGATTCATAGGTTATGGAAATGATATTGACGCACTTGGACTTGCACTAGCCGATGGACTAATTGATGCTGACGGGCTAAGTGATGGGCTGATAGACTTTGAAGCCGAAGTTGATGGACTAAGACTCCCTGATGGCGAAAGAGACGCACTAGACGATGGTGATGAGCTAGCTGATGGACTTTTAGACGCTGACGCTGATCCTGAGGCTGAGGCTGAAGCAGACTTTGATTCTGACGAACTAGCCGAAGCAGAAGCGCTTCTTGACGCACTAGCCGAGGCTGATTTAGAAGCTGAGGTACTTGGCGAAAGAGATGGACTAGAGCTAGCCGATGCAGAGGTGGATGGACTAAGTGATGGGCTTGAGCTTGCGCTAGCCGAGGTGGATGGGCTAAGTGATGGAGAACTACTAGCAGAGGCAGATTTACTCGCACTTTTACTAGCACTTGCTGAAGGTGAAAGAGATGCCGAGGGACTAGATGACTTTGACTCGGATGTACTCGGACTAGCCGATCTAGATGCGGATTTTGAAGCCGAGGTAGATGGGCTAAGAGACTTAGAAGCCGAGGTGGATGGACTAAGTGATGGTGATGGTGATGCTACTGCTGAGCCTGTTATGCTCCAGATAGCAGAAGTTGTCGTTCCGGTATTCCTATAAGCATTTCTACCGGTCTTAGTAAGATCATAGAAAATAGCGCCTACCTTAAACCCTGAATCTCCTGTAGGAAGTGAGTTGCCTTCTGCCTCTAAAATATTGTCGGTTGAAAGATGAGTTTCGTTTGTTGATCCCTGAACTAGAGTAGTATCCCATCTTAAAACTCTATTTGTTCTATAGGAAAGAAGCGCTGTAAGGAAGTTTGCTTCACCGGTTGTCCTTAAACCACTAGATTTAGCCTCAATCCTTGCGAGTTCAGATTGATCATCCTTTGATAAATCTTGTTTTATAAGAAATTTAGCCATAATTTATTTAACAAAAAAGCCTAATCTTTTAGTTGTCCTAATGTAATTTTAAAAGCATTAGGCTTTACTAAAGCATTAGGCTTTACTAATGTTTAAACTATTTAGTTTTTAAAACTTCCAGAATCCCAGAGCCGCTTGGTGTCGATTAATATCTTTTACTTTTGCTCCGTAAACGAATAGATCTTTGTATGCTGTACCGAAGTCTCCTATGAGATCCTCTTCCATTCTTGCATCTAAAACTTTCTCTGCAAATGTTACCCAGTTTGGATGTCCTGCGAGCAGATAGTATCCATCTGTGTTATCTCCATCAAGTCTATTACTCTGAAAGAGCTTAAATCCTTGCAACATACCCATGAAGCCTTTTTTGACTAAATCCTGATATGCTTCGTCTACATGAAGAACTACTCCTGTTCCCTGAGTAAGTATAGTGAAGAACTCAGGCGGTGCGACTAAGTATCTATCTGAATCTGGTACTGCTGAAAAACCATTTTTCTCTGCAAGATCAAGTCTTTGTTTAATTACTGCAACTTTGTTTAAGATATTCGCTGCTGTAATTGTTAATACTGTTGCCGCTTCAATAGTATAAGCTGTTGATGCTGCGATTGCTCCGCCTGTGTAGGCTGAAGTTGAATCATCAAGATCATCTTCAATAGTAATTGAAGTTGCGCTTGTGTAGGTCTTAATCCTGTACCAAGTCGTATGTCCGGTTGCTTTAAATCCTCTGCCTACCATCGCGGCGGTAAATGTCGTTCCGTTTCCTGTTACAACTCCTGTCGTTACTGCTACCTCAACATCTCCCGTAGTATAGTCGGTTCCAACTCTGTTTCCCGAACCAACATCTGGATGAAGATCAAATACAAATGTATCCATATTCTTTGATCTTTCGTTTCCGACCTGAGTTACAATGTAAGGATGTGGGTTCTTAATATATGAGAGCCACTTTGCGAGTGTCTTCTCTTTCCAATAGAATGATTTGTATTGGTCGATAGTTAATGCACCATTGTTTTCTGTTAGGGAATCTGCTGTAAGTGCCGCATCTGCGTATGTTTTCTCTGAGAGCTTGCCGAAATCGAGGATATTTAGTTTAGATCCTATTCCGTTAATTTCGCCTTCGTAGTTTCTGTTAGTAACAGTGTCTAGGAGATTATTGTCATACACGAACTGCATGACTTTGCTTGAAAACCCTTCTGCTATTTTTGTGCTATATGCTGCCATAGTAAAGTATTGTAGATTACTTTACCGTTCCGTGAGGAGTTAGGAGTTATCTAGTACTAATCATATATTCGCGTTTTAGTTGCTGTCAATAGGGGAAAATAGAGCAATTTAGCCTTAAAGGTCGTAATCTATCAATCCTTTAGTATTGTATTCTTTCCATTTATTGTAGTCCGTTTCCCTTAATTTTCGTGATTCTTCAAGACTTATCTTTCCATCTCTAGGTTTTGGTTTTTCATTTTGTCCTCCTGATCCTCTTTCAAACATCCTACCCTTATTTGATTTTTGAGTTGTTGAATGTTGATGTAAAAATGCTCCTATTAATATATTAAATGGTACATTGTTGTTTGTCTCTTGCGTTGCAAATACCCTAAATTCCTCCTCTTTCCCTTCAAGATCAGGGTTATCATTTAAAGTCTTGGGATCTCCTACAAACTCATCCACCGAATCCTGCCACTTCTCAATCTTAGTCGCTTGCTCTTTGGCCTGTGAGATTACTTTTCTCCAATTTCGGGACACTACAGTCTCTTTAGCGAGTAGTTTCTCGGTGTCGGACATTACATCCCAATCTCTAAACTCTGCTTCTAATTCTTCCTCTGTAGGTTCAGGGACTTCCTCAGCATCAGACAAAGCTTTGTTGATTACTCTATTTTTGGCGTTAATTCTTTGATTTTCTCTTGATGAAGCAGAAAACTTCTTTTTGTAGAGTTCCTTTGAGGGTTCGGCTTCTTCTTCAAGAGCTTCAGCAGGCTCTGCCTCCTCTTCTGCTTCTTCTTCTGGTGTAGCAACCACTTCTGGAATCTCATCTTCCGCCTCGGCTTCTTCTTCCTCTTTTGGGAGTTGTTGTCTGCCTTCCAATTCTTCAGCAGCTTTTATACCTTCCTCTTCCTTTGCTTTGAGTTCTTCTTTAGTCGGCTTATTACCTTGTGGCATAAGATTCATTCCTTTCTGTTAATACTCTTTCTATACTCCACTTATAAACATAATATCTTTGAGACAATCTACTTCTATTAACTCCTAATTCTTTAGCCCATTGAGTTAAAGTTAAGAGTTTATTGTTATAAAAGAAGCGTCTATTATTAGTCTTATTATTATTTTGCTCTAACCATGTAGCCCACCTACAATTTTCTTTAGAATATCCTTTATCATTATCAATTCTATCTAAACTTAACCCAGCTTTATAGGTTGGAGACATATCGTCTTTAAAATTTTCGAAGCTTTCCCATCTGGAATCATAAGAAATACCTTTACCTCCATAAGTTTTCCAGTCTTTTAAATTAGAAAGAGTACAACGATTTTTTAAATTGTTCCAGACTCCGTATAGGGGATTATTTGAATATTTATGTAATCTTGCCATCGTCTTTTACCGTCTCCGGTTCTACCGAAGGTTTGGTTTCTACTTTGGGATTTAACACGTTATCATATTCACTTCGTTGTGATTTATTAAGATAAGAGTATCTTGCTCTTAAAAAGCCTATTTCCTCGTTATTAAGCGTTTCAGGGGTTTTTGTAAGAAGTTTGTCTAGGTATTCGCGGGACTTTGAATCCATAAATTAATAATATAGTATGATTTTAGATCTTGTCAAGCCTTCTTCTTTTTCTTCCTTGCTTTGGCGGCAGCTTTGTAACCGGCTTTTGTGTATTGTAGGACATTATGTATGGATGGAAAATGTTTTGTTTTACCCTTTATTTTAACTTTAGGCATATTAATCACTTCCTTACCATACTAGATATGGAGTTTTCTATTTGTTGTTTTGCTCTTTCAGGCGTACTTAAAAACGCATCAAGTAGCATATAGTTTCTCAGTCTTGCTTTTAAAAATAGGTCTTGTTTTGAACCTAGATCGGCTTTTGTAAGCTCTTGCTCAACCGCTTCCTTCATTGAGACGACATACTCTTTAATCTTCTCAAGATTTAGCTGACCCTTCTCAAGCGCCTCCATCCACGTATTTAGGGTTTCTTTCTCAATTGAGGAGAGATCTTCGTATTTTAAACCTACTCGTTCCAAAAGTTCATCTATCATACTTGTAATGGCTGAAATGGCTGTTGCTGTCCGTTAGTTTGTCCCGGCACTTGTCCCGGAATTATAGGCGGTTTTCCCATCATTACTTTTTTCTTCTCCTTGATAAATTCCTGGACTTTTTCAGTTAATCCAGCTAAATATGATTTTTCTGTGACAAAATTTATAACTTCTTTAGCAAATAATTCATCTTCTATCTTGCTTCCTTTTATCCAGATTATTCCATTCTGTCCAACTACTATCTCACAGCCTGTTTCTTGCTTTATTAAATTAACCATTGACCCTTCTCTTCCAATAATTCTTGGCACTTTATTTGAATTTACTTGTATTATTAATCCGCTGTATAATTTTCCAAGCCCTCTTGGTTTTATAGTCAAATCAACACCTTTATGCTTGACATTATCAACTTTTGCAACAAGCATATCTCCAATATCATTCCTCCGCGAAAAATTATCCGCGAAAGAATGTGAAAATATTAATGAGTCAATATATCAACCAACAAATTTGAAAGAGAATCAGGCATATTCACCGAATACAGAACCATATTCCCGTTACGCTCAGATCTTAGTATTTCAGCTGCCTTCATAACGCTTAAATGTTGAGATA